TTGATAGAGCCCAAGCTATAGTAGATCATGCTGTAATAATGACTCTTGGCCGAGATCCATTTCTAGATGCTGTAGGTGTTGGTGGCAAATTAGAAGGACCATACACTAACTGTGATGAAATTACAAAACAAGTATCTAATCTTTGGAATACAGCAGATCCTAAGAATCCAAATCCAGAAGCACCAATCGTAGATGCTTCCAATCAAATTGCAGAAGACTTTGAAAAAAGTAAAAGTAATATGATTGTTGAGATCTTGCTAATGCTTTGGTGGAACATGCTTTGGCCAAAGTTTATAGTATCTCTTTCTATAATTAATCCTTTTCGACTTATATTTGCCATGCCGTTTGATACATTTGTATGTTTTTTTAAGGACATGACAAAGACATGCAATAAAGGACGATTTACTGTAAAGCCAAAAGATTGTTTAGAACAACATGGTCCCATTAATAAACTTCTAAATCGTCTTGCTTGTAGATTGATATGTAAAATTCCAAAGCCGCTATATGAGAGATATAAGCCAATGATTGATGCATCGAGTATTAAGATCATGAAAAACGGAAAACTAGTTCCGTGCGACTGTAATACTATTTCTGATTGTCCTCCTAAGGGACCAAATAATACTTCAGCAAAGGACGACGATAAGCTAGGGGCGCTGTCAGATGTATTAGAAGGCCTACTTGGTGGAGATCAAGAACCATGTGTTAATGACTCAGACTTTACTAGAGGCGTAGATAAAGATAAACTAACAGGACCAGGAATGCCACCAGATTGTATAGATTCCGCCCGAATTGTTCTTGATGCAGTTATTTCTGATGCATTGACCCCTTCTGATCCTGCTAAACGAGGAATTACGGGAGCAGCATCGACTACATCAATTCTTCAAAGACAAACAGACCAGCTAGGAGGAATATAATGCATATTAATAAGAATGGCTATGTAGCAGGAGCAGTCTTAATGATTCCTTTTGCCAAAAAGGTTAGAGACCATGTTGAGTATGAAAAATTCCTATGTAGAATGCTAGTAGATAATGAGCAAACAAGAGAATTTAAAGCTAAGACAGCTCAGTTGTCTAATCAACTATTTAACTTAAGATATAACAATCCTGGTATTGAAAAATTAACTGCAGCTGGGAGAAATAATGGCGATTAATCCTAACACATCGAATTCGATATCAGATATTAATAGATATTCTCAGGCAGTTGCTGATGGAGTAGACGCCGCTTTTGGAAGACTTGGTAGACTTACAGTAAAAGACGTCTTAGGTGGTAATATCCTAGATAGGTCTCTTCAAAGAAATCTTGATGGTAAGACTACCTCTGTTTTACTTGAGTCTTTAATTAACGATCTAGATAGACCTATTCTTAAGGGATTACTATTAGACTCAATTACAGTAGTTGGTGGATGGTTTGACGATCCTAAAATCTTATGCTGTCTAATTCAGGGAATTTGGGCTATGTACGCTGCTACTTATTCTAATACAGACCTAGCTAGACTCCAGCGAGAAGGTATCGCGATTGCTGATTCAGATTTTGGTAAGTGGCTTGACTTGATGATAGCATTTGTTGACCTAATAATTACGTTTATTGGAACAGATCTTAAGAAAATATCAATAATGCTTCCTGATCTAATAAAAGAAATTATGAATGGAGTGATTGGAGCAATTCTTTTAATTTTGCAACAAGTTTTATTTGCTATTAGAGACTCAGCCATAGCTAAAATAATCGAAGAAATAGATAGAGCAGCTAATGAAGGTATAAACATGAGCACAATCTGGGCAAAATGTATTCCTTTTGCTCAGTTGTTAGACGTAATTAAAAAGTACATAACAGACTATGGTCTATTCGCAGAATTATTTGAGAAAATTAAAGGCTTCGTATCTGGAAAGGTTGGAGACTTTGGTTACACGAAGGCTCTTAATTTTCCTAAGAGCGCACAAGATCTCGAGTTTTTATATTGGTTTAGAGACCTTTTAATAAAATTAAAACAAGCTGCACTTAATTTCGATTTATGTGTTAACTATGCAGCATCCCCTGGAGGAAACGCAGGAATTGTACCTCCTGATCCAGACGACTCTGGTTTAGGTGACGGCGGCGGGGATGGCGGAGGCGGTGGCGGCGGAAGAGATGTTCCTACAGTTCCTGGTTTGAAACTTGGACCAGATGGAACTATACTATCAAACAGGGATACACAACAAGAGCAAAGAGATAATATTCTTCCAGTATTATCAAACAGTTCTATTAGAGGTTTTTTAAATAAATATTATGGCTTGCCTCTAGATGTTGTAGATAATCTACTTGTTGGAGCATCGCCAGCTGATTCAATTCAAGGAACTAATATAAACGCAGAAAATCTATCAGCGGTTAATGCTGACTGTCCAAATAGCCCAAGTCCAGAAGAAATAGTAAAATGGGCTCTTAGAATCAAGAATAGGAATCTGTAATGAATATATTTCAGAAGGCAGCCAAGCTTTTTTCAAACGAAAAGCCCTCTATTGAAGAGGAAATTCTAGCTAACGGATCTGTTGTTGATAAAAGAGAAGTAGATGATCCGACAGGTAAATTTTCTGGAATGCGTCATGTTTCAACATTTTATAAGACAGAAAGACTAAGACGCAACGTAGAATTCTATAAGCCAGAATATGATTTGCCAACAATAGCCAATGCTGTCCAAATGGATGGTATTCTACAGAGATCCACCAACTTATTTGTTGAACAGATTCTTAAGAACGGTTATGAACTTACTTCTAAGAACGAAAGATTACAGAAACACGTACAAAGAAGATTCAAAGAAATTGAACATCTAACAGGCGTTCCATTCTATGAGACAATGAACTATATTTCTAGACAGCTAGTAACGTATGCTAATTCGTATATCATTAAAGTTCGTTCAGCTGCTAAGTGTGAAGAAGGCGAATCATTTAGATTATATGGTAAAAATTTAGATCCTATTGTAGGATTGTTTGTTGCTGATGCTACTACAATTGAAATTGGAATTAATGACGCTGGGCAAGTTGTTAACTATAAACAAGTGATTAGAGGAGAAGAAGTTTACTGGGATGAACGCGATGTAATTCACCTTACGTATAACAAAATTCCTGGGACTCTAACAGGAATGTCTAGTATTATTCCGATCTTAGATGATGTGAGAGCACTTAGAAAGTTAGAAGAGGAAGTTGAAATTCTTGGATTCCAGTATTCTATTCCCCTCTATCTTTATAAAGTTGGTAACAAAGAACAACCTGCTGCCCCGAATGAAATTGACCAAGTAACCTCAACTATTAATCATATGCCAGCATATGGAATGCTTGTGGTTCCTGGCCATCATACTATTGAGGTTCCCACTAATAACAATACTCCCGTAGATTTAATTAGTTTTATTAATCACTTTAAGAATAGAATTTATGCTGGACTTGGAGTTTCTCCAGTAGCAATGGGTGAGAGTGCAAGTTCTAATAGAAATACAGCAGAAGTTCTAGATCTTTCAATGCAAACTATTACGAAGAGATATCAACAGATTATTAAGCATAGTCTTGAGATGAATCTTATACGAGAGTTTGCTCTTGATGGAGGGTTCGATCCTGTTAAAGACGAGTTGATGTTTAGCTTCCCAGAAATCGATCTTGAAAATCAGATTAAGAAAGAAAATAACATTCTTCAGAAGTGGCAGAATAACCTGGTTACTAGAACAGAAGCTCGCATTGAACTAGATTATGAAAAGGGGCTAGACGAAGCTGATACATTCTTAGAAAAGGTTACAATTCCTGAAATTGAAGCTAAAAACTCTGCTTCTATTAAGATAGCAAATATTGGTGCCGCTGCTAAGGCTGCTGCTCCAACCGCTGGATCAAAGTCTCCTACCACTGCTCATAAGAAGGCTACAGCTACAGCAAATAGACCATCAAACCAACACGGAACCTCTTCAGGAAGACCAAAATTCAGAAAAGACTTCATTTCAAAAGTAATTGAGGATTCATCAAAGAGTCTATTAAATACTCTTAGTAATGATGGATATAATAGTAATCTAAATATTTCTACTGTTGCTACAAAGATAGCTGATGAAACACAAACCAGACTAAAGGACCAGATACTTTCTAACATCAAGGAAATCACTGAGTTCTATCACTTAGATGTGGACCAAATTGATACAGAGGCATTAGACACATACGTTAGCGATGTATCTTATATTCTAAAAGATAAGGTTATCAGGGTTGGTAGAAGAGCAAGTGATGAAATTAAAATTGGTATAGTAACTGACGATGTTAAACAGTTTTTAGATCTACAAAAGGATAAAGCCGAAAACCTAGCCAAGATGTTAATTTATAAATCTCTAGGCTTTAAGACTATACTAATAGATGCAGAGGATTGTTTGAGTCATGTAACAGCAAATATGTCATCTAATGACTTATCCTATGCTCGTATACCTCCTTTCAGGTATAACTGCAAGTGCGCAGTAAGCGAAGAGAGTTTTTATGAATTCATATAATCACGTTCCTACAAGCATAAGTGTTAAGCTAAAGGCTACTCACTTTAACTTTGTTAATAAGAATGCCGTTAGATATACTAATGATGCTGTTAAGAACGGAGTATCTTCTTGGATCACACCATATCAAAAGCCTCAATTGATTGGTCATGATAAACAGTCTGATCCAATTGGAAGAATTATAGGCTATCAAGTGACACACACTGATTCCTTATCAGAACCGCCAGATTACGTTGAACTTACTGCTAAAATAACAGATAGTGCAGCCATTGAAAAAATTCTAGATGGGCGCTATAATACAGTTTCAGTAGGATCAAAAAGTAGCAAAGTTTTATGCAGTGAGTGTAATCAAAATATAATTGAAGACGGACTATGTGAGCACAAAAAAGGTGCTACAAATAAAAAAGGTAAACAGGTTCATTGGATAATTGATCAACTCGATTATGTAGAATGTTCCTTTGTTAATGAACCAGCAGATGAATACGCAGGTATTGATCAAATAGATATAGGGAATGGGTTCATACCCTATAAAGATTTCTTGGATAACCGAGAAAATCTTATTTCTGAACTCATGATGGAGGATAAGCTAATGACTGATGCAAAGCTTTCCTACGCGTCGAGACAGAAACTTCCAGATAGCGCTTTCTGCTATGTAACAGGTTCTGGAGAAGCCAAGGTGCGTAAGTTCCCAGCCCATGACGCAGCTCATGTTAGGAACGGACTAGCCAGACTTCCCCAAGCTAAGCTCCCAGATAGTGCTAAGTCGAAGATTCTTGGATGCCTCAAGAGAAGAGCCAAGAGATTTAGTGTAAAAGTTGGAACAGACTTTGTAACACAGGAAAATCTTGACTATATTAATAACGTTGATCCTTCAGCTGGTCTAAATGACGATTGGACTGCAGAAGAGATCGCGGCTATTGAACAACTTTTCGCAGAGGATCCAGCATTCGATGATCTACCAGAGGAGAAGAAGGATAGCGTTGAAAATCCAACTCCAGCGGCAGAAACACAGGATGCTGATAAGATGAAGAAGGATGAACTTCTTGATGCTTATAAGAAACTTCAGGAAGATTCTAAGAAAGCGCTAGAGGAAAAAGAAAGTGTAATCAAGGATCAAACTGACAAAGTTACGAAACTTGAAACTATACTAATTGAAAGAGAAGATGAAGTCAATCGCTATCTAGATCAAAATGCTTCTTTGGAGCTAAGATTAAGAAATGCGATAATTGAGAACATAATTGATCTCAAAACGCCCGATAATAAAGATGAAAGGGAGCCGTTGAAGAAAAAGCTTGAAGGTCGTTCGATTGAAAGCTTGCTCGATACACTCTCAGATTCAAGAACAATAGAGGATAAATCGAAAGATTCAGTAGAATCTAACGATAAAATTCAAGATCCTACGCAGACTCAGCCACAGGCTGAATCAGCATTAAAGGATGAAAAGACTAAAGACCCTTGGGCTGTCTTTTCAAAAGATAATAGAATAACGGAGGTTGAATAATGGCCGTTGGAAATTTAGGATTGCCATTTAATCAACACAGGTCTCAGAAGTACGATCTAAGGGATAGACCATCCAAGCTAGCAATGTCTGACATTCGCAGTTGGAGATTCGAGCAGTCTGAAGGTATCAGACCAGCTGAATACTATGCCCCTTATAAGTACCTACCTGTGCAGCTACAAGACGTAAACACCGAGGATTATGTAGTAATTCCTAAGGGTCGTATCGTTGCTGCGCTATCCACAGAAGATGCTACACCACTAAGTGGTATGGTTTATCCTTCTTCAACTGGATATATTAATGTTGGTACGACTGCTCCAGAACTTGGCAGCACTCTTATCACAGCGCAAATCGACGATTCTTATTTGGGTTATGACATTCATATCAACGGATTACTAGTACCATGTAATGGTGGAGTCACATCAAGCGGTTACTATACATCAGACGACGTTGCAGCAACTACTATGACAGTTGCTGGAACAACAGCTACAGCAAGTGGCGCATTTGTGCTACCAGCTAATGCTCCTGTCGGCGTTGTATTCCATGATTGGTATCAAGATATTCGTGGTAAGTGGTTAAACTACAGAATGCATTCTGATGGTGGACACGTTTTAACAGACTGGTTTGTAGAAGTTCCTTATGTTATCGTTAATGGTAAGGAAAGTGGGTATTTTGGTGTAGACCCACAGTTTACATCTGCAGATTATGCAAATCAGGTAAAGTGGAGAGATATTAATAAGCAGTATACATACCTAACAGTTGAAGCTGCTGATACTTTCCGTAATGGTCTACTTGTTATGTCAGATGGAATTGGTAACTATAAGCTACAACCTGCTGCATCTTTTGCAAGTGGTGTAATTGGTGGAGCAGCAGCAAGTGCTTACAACAATATCGTTACTAACCAGACTGTTGGTAAGATCCTAGCGATCGACAACAGATGGCCAAAAGACATGCTTGAAGATGTACAGACTTATCCAAGATCAGGAATGCCAGGCACACAGACAGCTGGAATGCCTAAATTCTTGTTTGATTTCGTATATGACTCAATTCGTATCGGTGTTGGAACAGCACCTACAGTTGAGGAAATATATGATGCTATCCGTGGTGGAAGCTTCGGCGTAGCACGAATCCAGCTACATGTGTCGTAAGGAGGAAATTAATGGCTTTTATGACAATTAGAGATCAAATCGCTTACGAACAGTATGGCCAGGATGCCGATAAGCGAAACAAGTTTTACAACGTATATGACGCCTTCCAAAATCGCGGACGCATTTTGGATAAGGATGGCAACTATAACAAGTTCGAACTAAAGGACTTAGTTACTAGAGAAGATCTAATGCGCTTTGTTCCTCAGACAGTGGAAACTGTTGTTAGAGAAGCAATCGAGCCTAACCTCTTCATCGTTGATCGTCTATTCCAGAGGATCACAATTGAAAGAGGAACAAGAGTCCAGATTGGTGCTCTTGGCGCTCTAGAAGCTGCCCGAGTTGGCCAGGGTGGTGAATATCAGGAGAAAACTCTTGATCTAGACGGCGGAGACATGATTGGGCTTACTACAGATAAGCACGGTCTTAAGATCTCTCTAACAGAGGAAGTTCTTCGTGATAACCTCTGGGACGTTGTGAACGTATGGCTTAGAGCGGCTGGTCGTGCTCTAGCGAGACATAAAGAACGTCAGGCTGCTAAGATTGTTAGTGAAATGGGATATGACGTGTTTGATAACGTTAATCCAACTAACAGCTATGCAGGCGTGACAACAGGTCGTGACATTACTGGTGCTAAAAACGGTTCTATGACAGCTAACGACATCTTCGAGATGTATGCTTATATGTTAAACCGTGGATTTAGCCCAGATGTTGTGATGATGCATCCTCTAGCATGGAAGACTTTTATGACTGATACTGAGATGAGAGAAGTAGTTCTCGCAGGTAACACAGTAGCAAACAATAGAAGTCCAAATGGAAGTTATTCACAGAACTATCCAACCACTCATAATGGTTTTGGATTCAGATCTGTAGCAACTGGAAATGCCCAGACTTCAGGGAACACAATCAAGGGCGCAAGCCCATGGGTGCAGACCTTGAATCCACTTGGCGCAACTTTCAATATTGCTCCAAAGTATCTTCCAAGTCCACTAGAAGTAATCGTTACTCAGTATGTTCCATTCCAATATGGTTCAGCACTATACGAAAGACTCGACGCTGGCTGCCGTACAAACGTAGTCATGGTTGATTCATCTAACTGTGGTGTTATCGGACAGTCTCAGGAAGTAACAACTGATCGTTGGACAGATCCTGAGAGAGATATTGAGAACATCAAGATGAGAGAAGAGTATGGTTTCGCAATCCTTGAACAAGGTAAGGCGATCGCTGTTGCTAGAAATATCAACATCGCTCGTAACTACAACTTCGAGAATGTAAACCGCGCGACACTTACTGCTATTGATCTTAGTGGTGCAATACTGAGTGGAATATCTCTATAATCTAATCTAGAGTAGCTCTTGAAGCAAAATAAGAGGAGGCAGACCGAAAGGTTTGCTTCCTTTTTTATTTGGGACAACTTCA